GGTTTTTAGAGAAGTCGAAGGAATACTCCATTCAGACGATAGTCGCTGATAAGTTTAGGATCACACTCCTAAGGAGTAAATTCCAGGAAGCTGGACTTCCACTTGAAGAGGTCAGGAGCGGTCCAGTGACACACGCTTTGGTAGCGCCTCTGATAGAGGATCTATTCGAGAATGAGAAGTTGGTATTTGGAGACAATATGACAATGCGCTGGTATGTAAACAACACATACAAAGATCTTGATGGTAAGGGAAATATCACATACAAGAAAATCGAGCCTAAGACTAGAAAGACTGATGGCTTCTTCGCATTCCTACATGGGATGTCTAAAGAGTCAATGCTACCATCGGAACAACATTACATGGATATAGACATCCGAACATATTAGGAGGTGTAGAAAGTGGGAATATTAAGTTGGTTCTTAGAATTTTTTAACAGTGACGGAGAGCTGAACATTTCAGACGGAACGACGTCTGTAACCTTGGAGCCGGAAAAGTTCTATAAAGAGCTTGCTTTCGACGCGGGAGTGAAGATGATAGCTTCCGCGGTGAAGAATGTCAGCTTTAATACTTTTTCAAAAGGAGAACTCCAGAAAAAGAACATGTACTATCTATTGAATGTAGAGCCGAACATGTCCGCCCCATTATTCTGGGAAGCAGTCACTAAAAAGATGCTCATGCAGGGAGAGGCCCTGGTCATTCAACAAGGTAGTAATTTCTATGTGGCCGACAGTTTTGAAAGGACAGCCTACGCGTTTAAACCGAATACGTACAAAAATATTGTAGTTTCAGATTATGAGCTACGTGAGACTAAACAGGAAAGTGAAGTTTTGTATTTCTCTTATGACAACTCACATATCCGGACACTTTTGACGGGGATAAACCTATCTTATGGAAAGCTCATAAAGGCTAGTACAAAAGGCTATATCAGGGGCAAGGCCAAGCGCGGGGCATTAAGTGTGCCTACGAGCTACCCACAGACAGAAAGGGCACAGGAGGACTTGAACAAGCTCCTTGACGTCCGTTTCAAGAAGTATTTCGAGGCAGAGGATGCAGCTGTATTGCCTTTGACCAACGGAATGACATACACAGAACCGGATGCAGGTAACGCCAAA